GATAATGAATAGAGATGAAGTTAAAGACGGCGAAATGTACATTGTTAGCGGAACTCACTTATGGGGTTATTGGTCGTTAAATGCTAAAGCTGTATTTTACAAGCCAGGATCAACCAAGTCACAGTTGAAGCGAAAATTTAGATTCATAGATCGCAGCGGCAATGTCGTTAAAGATGTTGAAACTATTGCCCCCTTAATAGAGAGTGAATGATTATGAGTGAACAGCCACTTAATGACAATGAACTTAAAGGACTACCTAGAGATATCGACCTTCTAGAAACAGCAATTGCAGCATTGAAAAGAAAGCCAGAGGACACAAGAAGACGTCAGCATTTTAAGTCGATAATGGCAAGGGTCGGCGCTCAATTAAAAGATTACAATTAATTAGAGAGTAAATGAGTAGTTATGAAAAGAAGAAGCCTTGAGGCTGGTGATAGATTCGGGTTGCTAACTGTAATTAAGCATCATCACAGCTCAAAGAGAACAAATGGCAAGGCTGGCGAAAGAGTAATGCTATGCAAGTGTGATTGCGGTAAAGAGACGCAGGTCAGAACGTCTAATTTATACAGCGGAAATACAGTGTCGTGCGGCTGCGCTAAATCGGCAGCTACAACAAAAAGCAATATGGTTCGAAGCGGCGCCATTGGTGATATTCATGAAAATATGGCATATGCATGTAAGTGTGGATGCGCGTCATTTAACATACTCAAGTCAAAGTCAGCGGAGTGCACAAGCTGCAAATCTGTAATAAAAATAAGTTCTATATTTAATCAATCAAGAGGTAAATAATTATGAGCTCACATTCACCCACAACAAAATCAATCGTGATAGGTTTAATCATTATCGCTGTAGTTATTTTCAGTGGTGGTGTATTGGTCGGAACATTAATTTGATAACAAGGTAAAGGAGTAGTATAATACTCCTTGTAATACAGCGGTGTGAGAGTCGCTTAAAAAGGTAAAGTAATTCGGGTTTATAAGTTCTGGTCTTAGTGTTCGTGGGGAAACTCTCACTTATGCTTTACCTGCCCTGAGTTACTAGGGTCAGATCTTATAAGCCCTTTTTTGTACCTGAAGTTTCCTGTTATTGACTTGCTGCCTTAGACAAGCAGTTTCGGAGTTAGACGCCCGACAGGTACAATTCCCTTTCTAAGCTCCCACAGAGATTCATTCCTTAGCTTCCACTAGCTATCCGCAAAGTAAGTGCCCCAAACAGTTGACTAGAGGGGTATATAAACTATCAATGACAATTTGTATGAGATAAGTCGTTTGACCTCAAGACAGGGACAAACATTGCTTAAAAAGGGTGAAGCTCGAAAGGGTGACTAGTGTGCGAACACTTAAACTATGGCGTGATACTAAACTTACTTATCTTTTTAAACTAATTAACTGACATTGGGTATTTCATCCTTTAGGTCTTAATTGACCTTATTGTCTAAATAAAACAGAGGTAACTATGAAGTACATGGGAAGCAAGGCAAGAATAGCAAAGTATATATTACCTATCATTCTAAAAGACCGTAAAGAAGGTCAGTGCTACGTTGAACCGTTTGTCGGCGGTGCGAACATGATTGATAAAGTTGGTGGATGGCGTATTGGTGCCGATAGTAATGATTATCTAATAGCGCTACTTGAGCACTGTAGCATGCAACTATCGCACGACCTTCCTAGTAGGGTTTATGAAGATGACTATAATCATATAAAGAACAACAAGCACCTATATTCAAAGCACATAGTCGCTCACGTAGGATTTAACGCAAGCTTTGGCAGTAAGTGGCTTGGTGGATATGCAAGACCAAGAAAGGTGACAGGATATGATAGGAATTTAATTTGCGGAAAGAATGCGCTTGTTAAGAAAATGCCTCTCATAAAGGGGGTTAAGTTTGAAAACTGCAGTTACGATGATTTGCCGATACCAAGCGGAAGCTTAATCTATTGCGATCCACCATACGCAGGAACAACTAAATACAAGGATGATTTCGACCATGAATTATTTTGGCAATGGTGCAGAGAAAAAGTAAAAGAAGGTCACGAGGTTTTTGTTAGCGAATACAACGCGCCAGATGATTTTATCTGCGTATGGCAAAAAGAGATTCAATCAGGCTTGAACACCAACACAACAAAGAAGGGCACTGAAAAGTTATTCATTCATAATGGTCAATATAATGCATCCTAGCCACTTAAAGCGAGCTATTAAACGAACACAGAAGCAGATTAAACGACAGAAGGGTAAACAGCTACACAGTGTAGAGTTAAGCGACAAGATAGCCGCTAGTGATGAATTAAGGCGGTTAAGGTTAAAGCTTGGTGAGTTGCAAAGAATATCGAATGGGGATTGATTTCCCTTTCTTTTTAAACTACTATAATAGAAAATAATATTTAATAAGGGGTAGAAAAACAAATGGTTAAAAGAAACTTTAAACTGAGTGCTGACATTAGCACTGATGCAAAAGACAAGCTTTTAGCTATCTGCGAGAAGTCCGAAAGGTCACGAGGTCAGATACTTGAGCGCATGATTAACAAATTTCACGCTGAGACTTTTGGCGAATCGAAACCAAAGCCACCAGCGGTTAAGCAAGAAGTGGCGGTAACTAAAAGCAAGGTTGACTTGTCAGGTCTGCAGATGTCCAACGATGAGATATCCGAATTGAAACGAATCAGAAAGAAGAATAAAGGCGGAGCAATAACACAAAGAGTCGCTGATGCTTTGGTGAAGGAGTTCGATATAGCTGTTGGTATGGGCTATTCGGTAGATGAAATATTAACGGAATGGGAAACGAGAACTTGGAAATCATTTAAAGCCGAATGGTTAAAGCCAAAAGGTGGAAACTCTGAGTTTTCTGCAGTAACCCAAAAGACAATGCAAAATTTACAGGGAGATTGGTAATGATTGATTCAGATAAAGGGCAATTCAAAATATTAATGATCGGAGCAGGTGAGACTTATGGAAAGGAAATAACCAAGCCATTACTGCAGATTTACTTTCAATCACTGCAGCAACATTCAATCGATGATGTTAGTGCTGCGTTTTCTAAGCACTTAATTGACGCCAAGCATGGGACATTTTTTCCTAAACCTGCAGATATCATCCGTCACTTAACCGCTAACGATGTTACGTCAGAAGATAAAGCAGAATTAGCATGGATGACTATCATGGGCGAGATTCGTCGCACTGGCTCATATGGCACGCTTAAGATTGATGATAAGCAAGCTATTGCAGCGCTAAAGAATATTGGTGGATGGTTGAACTTATGCCAAACAATGGAAAATCAACTGCAGTGGAAGCATAAAGAATTCCTTGAAGCTTATGCGACATTTGAACGAACACCACTTGAAATGTTACCTACTTCACTGCCTGGGCTTGAAGAATTAGATCAACACAAAAATGAAGCTAAGAAAGGATTATCCAATCTGCAGGCTGGTCTTGAAGCGTTTGAAGCTAAGCGCGACATTTAACCCATAGGAGCAATAGAGATGAAAACAGATAAAGAAATTGAACTTGAAGCGCGTGAAATCATGTCAGAGTGGAGGGCTAACGGGTTATACGCTGGCATGGGAGCTGCTTTGATATGCCTAAAACAAGGAAAGGTAAGCGAGGCTCATGAGTGGATTAGAAATACTTACGACCCTTGTGATATTGCGATTGATGACAACTTAACGCCAGAGCAGTTTTATGATTTCCTAACTAAAGGTGAGCCGGAATCACTTAGTGATATTGTCGATAAAATCAAATCAGAGGAGCAATAGAGATGAGTAAGCCAATGTACAAACTAGAATCTATTTTAGTACAAGTCAAAGAGGGTGAGTGATGAAAAAGTTTTTCCTCTTCAGTGAGTACATACGAAGAAACTGCATAGAGTTCATTAATGAGCTTGAAGTCAAAGATAAAAACGCTTATGAAGTGAGAATAACCGAGGCCACTCGCAAGACAATACAGAACGCTAAAATGTGGGCCATGCTGAATGACATAGCAAAACAGGTCGAGTGGTACGGTCAAATACTAAGTCAGGACGAATGGAAGGATGTATTAAGCGCGAGTCTATTTGAAGAAACAGCGGTTCCAGCGATAAATAGTAGAAAAATGGTATTGCTTGGCAAGGCAACAAGTAAATTTACAGTTAGTCAGATGACAGACATGATCGAATTCATGTACGCATTTGGCGCTCAAGAATCAGTAAGGTGGAGTGAATGACAGCAACTAACCCAACAGCAGCACAGAAAGCATGGCTAGAAAGAGTGTCACAGTATGCTGAAGAGCACGGCAGCTTCCCCAAGTACAATGTGTACGGTTTTCAATTGCACCACGTCATGGGGCGCACAGCTCGCCACAACAAGGTTAAAATCGGTCACTGGTTTGTGCTTCCGATTGAAGCCAAGTATCACGATATAAGCTCAAACAATCACTTTAACGTCACTAATCACCGCAAAAGATACTCAATTGAGTTTGGTTGGCAACGCAATCAATTCGCTGCAATGTGCGCGGTAATTAGACGTGAAGATGGCAGCTTACCTTTCGACGATGATGTTTATCATGCAATTTTAGATACGGGGTATTAAATGAAATATGTAATCGGAATAGATCCAGATAGCAAAAAGCACGGAGTCGCCATTTATGAAGATGGAAGGCTAGACCGTCTAGATATGATGGATTTAATGCAGCTAATGACCTACATTCAAAACCTAAATGAGCGGATGCCTTTTGGCGAATGGATTGATGTTCACATTGAAGACGTTGCAAGTCAAAACTTTATGTACCAAAAGCACAGAACAAATAGCCGAAAGATTGACGAGAGCATCACTAGGCGAGTGGGGATGTGTCAGCAAGCTCAGATAGAAGTTGAGCGAATGATTGATCATCTGATAGGTGGGAGTCATATAACAAAGCATCGACCGTCTAAGTCATGGAAGGATAAAAACGGCAAGGCGCAATTCGAAAAGGTTACAGGCTGGACGGGTAGAAGCAATGAAGATACGCGCAGTGCTGCCTATTTTGGCTTTCTTGGCCTGTAATCGCTTTATTGCATTAAATGAAAATAAACCATCGATTTAATTCGTTTTACTAGATTGGGTCGATGGATAATAATTAAACCTAATTTGAAGGAGTGAGAAGTTATGAAACTAGCAAAGTATAGCGAAAAAGATAATCGTGGAATGTTATGTGTTGATTGCTCAGAGTGCGAGCGAGGCGGCAACGGAAGCGATCCTGATAAATGCTCATCAGGTCACAAACATAAAAAAGGCAATAAGGGCGCGTGTTTCATGGGCGTTTTAATTTCAACATTAACTGTTGAGTAGTCGAAAATGACACTAATAAATAAAATACTAGCAGAGATAGAAAGCAAGCTCGGCGGCGTGTCTAACATGCAGTTTATGGATATGGTAAGCGCATCACCATCACTTAAGCAAGCTATCAAAGATGAACAAGAATCTATCAGTCAGCTAGAGACTAAAGCTAAATATGACATGGAGTGCGGATAATGAAAATAGCAGCAGTAGTAATACTAATAATAGCCGCACTTTATTTTGAGAGTGCAGAGCAAGAATGCTTAGATTTGGGTAACTCAGTTAATGAGTGTGCGCAATTATCAATGTAAAAAAATACCGCCAGGAGTGAGACTGGCGGCAAATCGGAGTAGAGATGATGGTTAGAAATGAGAAACCAACAAAAGTGACTATACAGACAAAGGAGGAGATGCTCAAGTTATCAACAGGAATCAGCAGTAAAGCAAAGGTTGCTAGGGCGATAATCAATAGCAAGGACCATGTGTCATACTGGGATATTGCTAAGTTTCTAGATATCGAGCTTGATTCTGTAGTGTGCGCGATTAGAGACTTGCGTGGCAAGTGCTATGTCATTCTCGACGTGAAGAGAGTTGACGGCGTTAACTATTACAAGATTAAAAAGGTCATGAGAAAAATTCAGACGTGGCCGAACAGTCGAGTTATTCAGTCAAGAAAGGTTGCAGAGAAAAACAGAAAGGCAAAAAGAATGAGGTCACTGAATCTGTCAACCCGAATAAAGTCAGATGATATGTCACTGATAGATTCGGTATTTTGCTAACCCCATCCGTGGGGTTTTAGTTTACTTTTTGTCTTTGGCCTTACTGCCTATGCTTGAGCCGAAGTAAAAGCCTGTAACGTCCTTACGTTCATCTAGCACGCCTTTAATTATCCATCCGCACACATTGCCGATAATGACAATTACGGAGTCGGGCAGGTCGGTAAAGTAGGTCAATGCGAATATCTGAGATAGGGCAATAACTACAGCGTAAATGATATTCCACTTCATGATATTATCGGCTATCTTGTCGGCCTGTACGCCTCCGCTTTTAGCGTGCATACTTCTCGCGCTATTCATTTCGGCCGCTTGAATCTCTAGCTTTTTAACTACAAAATCATTGTTTGCTTGCTTGAGTTTCAGTAGTTGATCGGGAGTTGCGTTATTTACTGCTTTTTCAACCAAGTCAATATTGTCGGTTTCGACTCCGGTCAACTCCTTGCTGATAATTCGTAGTGCTGTTGCCGGTAGAGTTGCACCACCTGATACGATTGCACCAACGATGTCGGGCGCATAACCCGCTATTTTTTTAAGCCAGTCCATTTAATAGCTCCCCAAGTTTAATGTAAAATTTAATTGGATTACTTTCACGATACAAATAAACACGCTTTCCATTCTCGGTATAACATAACCACACTAGGCGATTAGGTCGCTTATCAATATGAACTAGCGGCGTATTGGTATCAAAGTAAATGCCTATCCCACCAATTGCGGGTACTTTCTCAGCGTAGTTCATTAATCCAATCATTCGGCTGATGGTTGATATCTGCAAGTCAGTAGCATCAGCAAGGCGCGTTTTCTCTTTGGTGCTGTGACGACTACCACTTTTATCATGTCGAACGTGAGCGGCTGCTAGCGAGCTTGGTGTCATTGGTATGCCGCTAATCTTTCGCAGTGGAAAAACGCAGTCAGTGAGTAAATCAGCGTCCATGTATTCTAGAGTTTCTGCTGGCCATTCGTTCGGTTGAATATTTGACGGCCAATTTTTGATATGAGTTGCAGAGGGCATAATTAATATCTCATTGTTTGCGGAGACTCAATTATAACATATACTGAATATAGGTTTACCAAGTGGATGGTGATTGTATCTACCTTTTACTATCGAGAGATAGCACGACACTGAGAAGTGTGCCTGTTTGAGTTGGGATGCAGCAGGAAAAAGAGAGCCTCACAAACTTTAGGGTGAGGCTTTTTTGATGGTTATTTATTAATGTGCTTGTTGATGCTGTCAAGGGCTAGATTTAAGCACTTGATAGCGACCTCAATATTTTCCTTTGCGTCGTCTGTATGTGCATATCTGGAAAACATTGCAATATGACCTATTTTCGTACCTTCCTCATGAGGCAGCACTCTATTTGACCCGCCAAGGCTATCAAGTTTAGATAGGTTATCCATAGCAACGAAAACAAGCGACCTTTCATCTCTAGCCACGGTGGCTGAATCTATTAATTGCTTGGTATACTTTTCAAATCTTGGGTTGTCACACCCGCTCGTGCCAGTTCCGCAAAGCTTGCATCTCGGTAAATCGCTCACAACTCATCCTCCCAATTAGTCGGCACATTAACATTTTCAAGCCCTTTGATGTCAATGGAGATATTTGCAGCATCTTCCTTTGAAAAGCCAATTTCGTTAAGCGCATCAGTTGTCACGTGGTCATCCCAAATGAGCTTAGTAAGTAATTGACCAAGTCTTCTGGATAGGCATATCTCATCAAAAACCGACGAGGACACCAAGTCTAGATCTTTTCCGTCTGCTTGTAATTTTGGGTTGAATGTTATCCCATCCTGCTGCGCCACCACGTAGGTCATGTGTTTTGTTGTATCGTAGGGTTTGCTCATATTCTTCTCACTCCATTTGTTTAGCTAATTGGCTTTATTGTAAATAACGTGCGCAAGGGTTGAGTTTAATTTTTCAACTCTATCTGCGGCATCTTGCTTGTCATAAAACTTCATTCCATTAAATCGACCATTGGTATCGAGAATCCAGAATGGCAAGTCTGACTCTATATTTACATCGACTGTGAACATCTCATTTACTCCGTGTGAATTTGTTTAGGTGATTTAAATGTACCATATAATGGGTGGGTGTCAATATAATTATGTATATAAAAAGGTGTTGACATCAATTAAGTTAGAGGGTAAATTTAAGTTATCAAAAACAAAGCGAGAAATAAGAATGGCGAAACTAACATACGACTATCAACTTGTTCAGTGTCCAGAGGTTGCAAAAGAATCTTTCGACGCTCTATACAAAGAATTAAGCAAGGAAACAAAGCTAAGAAAGGGTGACTTGTGGTTAGCAATGGTGAAAGCGTTTGCGTGGCTACCAGAAGAGCAGCAGCAAAACCATCTTAAAGACATTGGTGTTGAGATGTATAACAATAAATAACGGAGATAACGAGATGAACGCTGACAACATAGCAGTAACACAACAGGAAGAAGAAGAGTGGAAGTTGAGAAATAAATTCACTGATAATCAAAACTTCAAAGTAGGCGGCAAGAATGGCGAACATTTTGGTGATTCAAAGGTTGAGCCGAAGGAGGGTGAGTTTTGGATGGTTGAGGTTATAGGTAGTGGCATTATTGAGGGCGCTCGATGGCGTGAGTCAGCTTATGGATTCTTTACACCAATCTCCCGCCTCTACACACAGGAAGAGTATGACAACAAGCCTGTTAGCGCTGTCGATGATTCAGAGTTGAATGATAAGACAGATTTAATTAAAGCTCAAAATGAGATTGCAGCAATACTCGGGAAATACAAAGTAGCATTAATTGCTAGAAGCGTGAAAGGAAAGCATGATAACAACAAGCACATGCAATTCCCTGTAATTGGATTTCAAGATTACAATCATTGCTCAGAGTATGAAACCGAAAGAAGTCACATAACTGGGTATGAATTGTATTCGATTATTGCCGATCAATTGAAAGAAGACAAGGAAGCGCGCGAGCAAGCAGAGATGATTGATGATGCGTGTGAGCTGCTATTCGGTGATAGTGCAGAGCAGTGTCGTGATGATGTGCGTTCAACTGTTGAGTCCATGATTGTTGCAGGCTATCGCAAATGAACAACTACACAGAGATAGAGAATGACATATGTATCGCTATCTCTGTGATTTTTACAATAGCAATTATTTATTTAAAGGTGAGTTGAGATGAACGGGAAAATAAGCAACGAAACAAACGCAGTGAGTGGCAATGACACAGGCAGCAGTAAGCCGATTTGGCAGCTAGCAGCTATCAATAACGCTAGGGGGCGCGTAGTAACAAAGCGAAAGGTTGATAAAATCAGACCTACTGTGAGCCTTGTATGAAATTATTAGCGGCAGCATTTATTATCGCGCTATTCATAGCGGCGCATTCATTTTATGGATTGGAGAGTTTTTAAGGTGACATTACACGATAAGCAAATGAAAGTTCTCAAGCATTACGGATTTGAGCATCAGGTAGATAAGTCAATCGAGGAGCTTACTGAGTTGCTTCTTGAGTTAGTCAGATTCAGGGATGGACGAGGAAGTCCAGCAGCAATACTTGATGAGCTGGCAGACAATAGCAATATGATTCCTCAGCTTCAGCACCACTTCAACATTAGCGATAGAATGCTAGAGTCGGTGCAGAATGAAAAAATGGATCGACAACTTAAAAGGATTGAGCATGTTCAAACTAAAAGTAATGACTGAACCAATGGGCTATGAGGAGTTCAGTGATTTAATTGATAAGATGGTAGAGGAGTTGAAGTGATGGGAAGGCACGATAAATTTGTAGCGATAACGCAGACAGTGGGTGCTATGTATCTAACTATTGCACACATAGGTAGCGGTGATATTGCTCCTTTGCTTATAGCGTCCATGTTGCTAATTATGGTTAGAATTGGATTTGTAGAGCGATTAATCAAGGAGCAATCTAATGACTGATATGAAAGAGTTAAAGTCATGGACTCAGAAGGGTAGCGATTTTAAATTAAGAACTGAAAAGGCAAGGGAAAGAATGCGAGCTAAAACTCCAGAGCAATTGCAAGCTGAAGTCGACGCACTAGTAGGGCGTGTTGCGGCGCTTGAAAAAGAAAAACAGATGATGTCTGAAAATATACAAGAGTACGCATCGATGATACCTCTTCACTTTCACGGCATGACAGATGCAGGAAAGGAACACGCGATGCATTGCATCAATCAAATTAGAGGGTGGTGTAATTCTAGTGGCCACTCCGAAATGTCGCTAGTAGAACAAAACAAGAAGCTGGTGGAGATGCTTGAAAACTTCGTCGATGCTAACGACATGATTGCTGGCGGAATGAATGTTCACGGTGGCATGCCCATGATGATTGGCACTCAAGGCATGGCCAAGCGGCTACTATCAGAAATCAAAGGGGAATAACCTTTAAATAAGCGGTGAGCAACTAAGTGCAGCAATAGCGCTCACTGCTTATGATTTTAATCGGAGTGGTATGGGGTTGGGTGTATGAAAAAATCAATACTAAAAGCGCTGATAACGATCTTAGTGTTTGGGTGCGTCGGTCAAGTAACAGGCGACCAGATAAGCAACATACTCAGAGTGAGACGAGCAGCATCAAACGCAAGAGTAAGAAACGAATTCGTAATGACTCAGAAATACAGTAATTAGTATGGATCATTTACTATACGCATACAGTGTCTGGGTATTATCCGCATTTGCTGATGAGTTGTCGATTGATGAAATAAGCAACCGATAGTGTTATAATGTAACAACTAAATCCCTCTAGGTGACGTATGAATTTAATGAATTATTTATTTGGGGGCATATCACCAGTTGAAGCGGTAGCTTTAATGTCATTATCTCTAGGGTTGCTGGTGTATGTTATAATCAAATTATCAAATCTTAACGGCAAATATAATGAGCGAGAACGCACAGCAACTGAAAGAATTAGAGAGGCGCATCGAAAGTCAGGACGCTAAGTTTGACCGGGTTATCGATAAGCTATCTAATAGTAACGAATCGCTGATTAGACTATCAGCATCAATTGAGCATCTTGCTGTAAACCTGAAGGACGCAACAGTTACGCAAACAGCTCACGAGAAGCGAATACTATGCTTGGAGTTGCAGTCTGCAAAGGACGGAAAAATACGAGAAACCTTTGATTTGCTAAAAAAGGCCGTATTGACGTTCATTGTGACCGGAATTCTAGGTGCAATTTTCTACATAACAAAGTGAGTAATTATGCCCTCTATCGAAATGATAAGAAAAGCAGCAAGGCGAGTTGAAGAAAAGATGCGTGAATATATCGATATTTCAGACATCATTGAAGATGACGAAGACGAAGTGCAAGCGCTAAACTTTGAGCAAGACGACTAAAGGTGAAATGATATGGAAATCCTTCTAATAGTAATTGTAACTCTGATGGGTGGCGCGTTTACTGAATCCGTATACTACGATGCAAACAAACAAAAAGACTGCCCCGAGTTTGTACGTGACACAACATACAAACAGCGTCAAATCTGTTACCTGGATAAGAAGCAGGAAGAGCTAGACGCTAAACGTGAAGAAATGGAAAACTGACACTAAACAAGCCAAGCCAAAATAAAGCCAGCCTGATCGCTGGTTTTTTATTATCCGCGTAAGGTGTTATAATATAACAATCCCATAAGGTGGGAATAACATTAAATCATAAGGTGATTGTATGGGTAAGTTGACAGCCAAAGAGGAGGCGTATTGCCAGTTAATTGCTAAGTATGGCGAAAAAGAGAAAGTAAAGGCATACACAGAGGCTGGATATTCAATTAGCATGTCAAATGCAGCTATTCAGGTGCAAGCTGATAAATTATTTAATAAGCCTAAGCTAAGCCTAAGAATCAAAGAATTGCAAAAGGTTGTCGATAAGGTTGCTGAAAAGAAGTTCACAATAGGCGTGGAGAAGCGACTAAGGTGGCTTGAGGAAATAGTTAATGCTGGGCTATCAACTTATCTAGATCAGACTGGAAATAAGCGCAGAGAGAATCTAGCAGCATCAAGGGGCGCAATTGAAACTCTTAACGCCATGCTAGGTACTGACGAAAACTCAGAAACCAAACCAGTTAAAGTATTTGTAGGGGTTGAAGATGCCTCTAAACCTTAATATTCCTCAATTCAAATTCTACTCAATGGATAAGCCGTTTCGCGCATTCGTTGCAGGTTATCGAGGTGGCAAGACGTTTCTAGGTTGCGTTAGATTGTGCGTATTGGCGCTGGAATACCCAGGGATAAAACTTGGCTACTTTGCGCCTACTTATCCGCAAATCAGAGATATTTTCTACACTACCATTTCGGATGTTGCTGAATTAATGGGGATGACCGTTGAGATTAAGCAGTCTATTCATGAGGTATCACTGTTCTTTCATGGTGAATTGCATGCAATTGTAAAGTGTCGATCGATGGAGAGGCCAGAGAGGATAGTCGGATTTGATATCAACCATGCATTAGTTGATGAGATTGACTGCATGAAGCGAGACAAGGCTGATGCAGCATGGAAGAAGATAGTTGCTCGATTGTCTTCTACTGGATTTGATGAGCAGAGATTGCACGATGAAGAGATGAATTGTGATTTAGTTATTGAGGCGCTAGAGGATAACACGGTTGATTTCACCACTACGCCAGAGGGTTTTAACTGGATATATGATTTCTTTGTTAAGCAGTTAAGAGACGATCCAAGTTTGCAAGAGTATTACGGCATAATTAACGCATCAACGAGAGATAATGAAAAGAACCTTCCTAATAACTACATTGATAAGCTGCTTGCGACCTATCCTGAAAACCTAGCAATGGCTTATATTGATGGCGAGTTTACAAACTTACTATCTGGAACGGTATATAAACAATACACAGATGAAAACCTATCTAATGAAGTGGTAACGGATAGAGACACCACTTTAGCAATAGGTATGGATTTTAACGTACAACACATGGCAGCAAGGGTTTTTGTTTATCGTGATAAGATACCTCATTGCGTAGATGAATTTAACGAGCTGTATGATACGTCTGACATGATAGAGCATATCCAACTACGCTATCCAGATAAGAAGATTGTCGTTTATCCTGATGCCTCAGGGAAGAATAGAAAGTCTAACGCAGCCGATGAGACCGATATTAAGCTGCTAAAGAAGGCAGGATTCAGAGTTAAAGCTAAAGAGGCAAACCCAAGGGTTAAGACTCGCGTAAATTCAGTGAATGCGATGTTCTGTAATGCAAATGGTGAGCGTAAGTTATTTGTAAATAAAGACACTTGCCCGGTCACACATGACGAGCTAACGCAACAAGTATATAATGACAAGGGTGAGCCAGATAAGAGCGCAGGAAAAGACCACGGTAATGATGCGTTTGGTTATTTCATAGCTTACGAGCACCCGATTGGTGACGTAAGAAAACGATTTGCTATACATGGGTAATAATATGACTACAGCTAATACAGTCCAAGAGGTGGACGCAGGTTACACATTGAATTTACCGCTATGGCAGCAAGTCAGAGCAGCTATTCGCGGTAAGCAGGGTGCTATCGAGCTTCTTAGTTACGGTGGTTACTATGGTATCGTCGCACCGCAATACAGACAAACCCCTGAAAACCTCGATCAATGCAATAAGCGTAGGCTAGCATACTTCGCTCGTGGTCGATTCTTTAACGCTACAGGACGCACTCACGATGCTTTTGTGGGAATGATTGGCTCATCAAATGTTGATTCAGAATTTCCAACTCAACTTGAAGGGATGGAAAGTAATATTGACGGCGAGAATGCTACCGTTAATGATTTTGCACTGGAGGCATCAAGCGAAGTGCTGACAACTGCCCGTTATGGGATCTTAGTTGATCCACCCAATCTATCTGGTGGTACGTTGGCCGATGCGAATATTGCTACGCCTAAGTTAATCGGCTACAAGGCCGAGCAAATAAGGCGGTCGGTAGTTGATGGTGGTAAGCTGGTTATGGTTGAGCTTGCTGAGACTTACATTCATAAAGATGGTGATAAGTACGAAACCAAAGAGCAGGTTAGACGTCTTGAGTTGATTGACGGCATGTACTCCTCGATCATCAAGCGTGAGGGCGCGGTGTACGCGATTGACGAGGCAACTATCAACGGCAGTCGATTAGATTACATCCCGTTCCAATTTGTCGGCGCAGAGAATAATAAGCCATCATACGATCGCCCGGTCATGTTCGACTTAGCTCATGAGAATATGGGCCACTTCCAATTGAGCTGTGACAACTTGGAGAACCTACACTTTCACGGTCAGGGGATGACGAATATTTTTACTGATGATACAAATTCAGTAACCGACGCAAATCCCAGCGGCGTTGATGTCGGAGCAAAAGGTGTAAATATATTTAAGGCTCAAGACAGAGTTGAGATACTTCAAATTGCCGCAACTGGCGCAATCCCCACCGAAATGGAAAAGGTAGAGAAGCGCATGATCATGCTTGGCGCTCAAGTAGTGCAGGATACCAACACTAATCAAACGCTGGGCGCTAAAGAGATTGAAGCTAATGCATCAGTAAGCCAACTAAAGCGAATAGCTAACAACGTATCAGCAGGTATGACCCAGTGCAGCAAGTGGGCGGCTGAGATGGTTGGAGCCAATCCTGACGAGGTGTCGATTAAAGTTAATGACCGCTTTATCACTGATAGCATGGCATATCAGGATGTTACTGCGATGTTTGCTATGTACCAGGGCGGAGCTGCAACACTTGAAGAGTTAAATGAAGTTAAGCGCAAGGCTGGGTATACACAAAAGACCAATGAAGAATTAGCTGACGCACTCGACGAAGAGGGGCCAGAAGGTGATTCGGAAGAAGTGGCTCAATTAAAGATGGAGATTGATAACCTTAAAGCTCAAATAGCAGGCGGTGAATAATGGCACTCGTTAACGAGGAACTATTATCAATCGAGGCTAATCACGCTGTCTACTTGCAGCGGTTAGCCTCAGGACTTGGTAATGATGCAGTACCATTCATTGACTCAATGCAAGTAAAGATAGATGCGCGTATCAATCGAGAGGTTGGCAAAAACCTAACTGCCAATCGTCGTGAGAAGCTGCTGAAAGATATTAACTCAATCGTTAAAGAGGAATTGAGCGCGTACACTAAAGAGCTATCAGTAGGCAATCTTGATTTGGGTCAATACGAAGCCCAATTTCAAGGCAGGGCTATATCATCGGTTTATCCATCCGTTGAGCCTGTTGTGGTTACCCGGTCGGCAATCAAGACCGCCGCAAACAATACGCTGATTAAATTAGGCGATGGAAGTTACACGAGCTATAACCAAATGCTATCTACTTACACCTCAACCAACGCGCAGCAGATAACTAATATCGTTGCCAATGGTTTCACTAGCGGCATGACAACGCGTGACATCGCAAAGCAGGTAATGGATGAAGTTGATAACCGAGTAGTTAAGACGAAGAAAGAAGCCAAGATGATTGCAAGAACTGGCTCGACTCATTACGCCAACCAGGCTAAGAAGGCCTACTTCAGTGACGAGCCCGTTGTTATCGGAACTCAAAACATATCAGTTATGGATTCGTCAACTTCCGATTATTGCCGTGGTATTGATTTGCGAATAACGCTAAAGACAGATGCCAATTACAATAAAGCCTTTGCGCCGTTTCATAGGGGATGCCGCGGAAGTAATGCGCCAGTAGTTGACCCAAAGATAGCGGGTGATGATGGTAGCGGACAAAGACCTGAAAACTTTCGTGACGTTGAGAGCGGGCTGCTTGACCCATCGACTACTAGCTCAAAGAATATCTATTACGATGGCATGGGTAAGATTGATGCTAAGTCACAAGACGCGATATTAGGTCCAACTTTAGGCAAGGCTTACAGGAAAGGGATACGAGACGGAACGTTAACGCCTGAATCATTCGCAAGGCTTACAATTGATGACGTTAACGTTAGGGGTCTAACTCTGAAAGAGATGATTAAAAAGGATAATGCACTATCAAAAATATTGGTATCTCAGAATAAAGGAAAGTCGAATTATGCAGGTCGAGTTATTGCAGGTAAGCAGTAATTTGTAAATACAGTATCGTAAGTGTTATAATATAACATGTGCAGCAAGGCTGTATAAACCAATTCAATCACTAAGGGTGACAGAATGAACAAAGAACAATTGATTGCAACAGGTATCAGCGAAGAGCAAGCGGATGCTATTTTAGGCCTACATAACGAAGACGTTAACGGACTTAAAAGTAAAAACACTGAGTTGCTAGGTAAGTTTGATTCATTTAAAACTGATCTCTCAGCAAAAGACCAGGCTTTAGAGGATGCTCGACAAGTGGCAGCGAAGGCTGAGGAAGAGAAGCTAAAAGCAAATGGTGATATGGAAGGGCTAAAGGCTCACTACGAGGAGCAGCTTGCCAACACTACAGCGCAAATGAAGTTGCAAACAGAGACAGCTCAAAACGCATTAAAGCAGCGTGATTTGGGCGAGGTTCATTCTGGCGTAATGCGTGAGGTTCATGAGAACTTCTTTCAAGCTGCACAGGCGCTATTGGATAAGAATACAAGTTTAACCTATGGCGAAGATGGAAAACCAAATGCCACGATCCGCCTAGGTGATAAAGATTTAAGTGTTTCTGATTTCATGGAGACTGCAAAAACAGATCCAATGTGGTCAGCAATGTTTAAAGCTCCAGATACTAAGGGTATTGGTGCGACGAATACGGGCGGTCAGGCTGCTAGTGGCAAAGATAGCGCATTCGAACAACGCTTGCGCGACAGTGGTTTAATTAATTAAAAAAGGTAAATATCATGGCATTAGCTAATATGCAAGTCTATGACGAGCAAATCCGACTACGTACTATTGAGCTACTCGGTCAAGACTTGCAAAAATTTAACGCTGCATCCGCTGGCACTATCGTTCTTGATATGGGTCGCTGGATGGGTAACTATACGCGTGAATCATTTTACGCATCACTAGCGGGAGCTCAGCGTCGAGTTGATCGATTCGCAGCGCAAGCATCTGCTGCCGAAACCGCTCTTTCTGAGAAAGAAGTGGTGGGCGTCAAAGTTGCTGGCGGCTTTGGGCCTGTGGTTTTTGAGCCATCTCAACTGACTTGGCTGTCGTCTGAGCCAACCGAGGCGATCAACATTATCGCCCAAGGCTTTGCTGACGCGCTTCTTGCTGACCAGTTAAATACGGTTGTTGGCTGCGCGGTTGCTGCGATTGAGAATGTCGCTGAACTTGTTAATGACGTATCAGCGCTTACGGCTGGGGCTGGCGCTCTTACTCAATCTGTACTAAATGGCTCTCACGCTAAGTTTGGTGACATGTCAGGAATGCTTCGCGCGGACATTATGACGGGCGCTGCATTCCACAAACTTATTGAGAAAGGTCTCGATAACGGCGAGCGACTATTTGAGTCTTCAAATGTTACTGTTCAATCAATACTTGGAAAGACATTTGTTGTCTCTGATATCCCGGCGCTGCTTGAAGCTGGCACACCTAACAAAACTAAAGTTTTGTCTCTCGTTGCGGGCGGTGCAATTGTTGATAACGCATCTGACATCATCACAAACCTAGATACTTCAAACGGTCAAACTCGCATTGAAACAACATGGCAGGCGGATTACTCATTCGGCATTAAGTTGAAAGGCTACGCTTGGGATATCACTAACGGCGGCGCATCGCCTGAAGATGCTGAACTATTCACAGGCACAAACTGGGATAATGTAATGACATCAGTCAAGCACACCGCTGGAACGCTAGCAATTGCGGACATCGATCAGTAAGAGGTGAGGGATGGACAAGGTTAAGTACTTGGCTCATCCCGTTTCTACTGAAGTTAAAAAGGATTGGAACAAAAAAGGCTACAAAGTTTTAGACGCTAAATTTGATCCAAATCCAAAAGCAGAAGCGGAAAAGCCAAAGCAAACTCGAAAAAGTAAAAAACCAGACTAACCAAAAGCCTCGTTAACTCGGGGCTTTTTTATAAGGAATAATCAGCATGAGAAATGAGAAACTGATTGAAATACTAGCAGCATACGGCGGAAGCGCTGAGCAAATAGAGCCTAGAAATGACGTGTTAAATAAAATACTCGTCGCAATGGGCGGTACGGCTATTAACGGCAAGAGAAATGAGATATTGGAGGCAATAGCTAATGTCTAATAGAAACGATCTGCTAGTAAAAATAGTTGAGAAAGTCGGTGGCACAGTAACTAATCCCAACGTTCAGAATTCATTACTTGAAGATTGGCTATCAGCCATCGGCGGGGCTCCTGTAATTGAAAAGTACGACACGATTGTTGGGGTGGGCGCGTCAATAACTAATGGCGTGTTTCAGTTAACAGATCAATTTAAAATTCCATTTCGCGGGACTAAATTTAAATCAGTCGCGGTTCCCGGCGCTAGCCTCGCTGATATTATTGCGCAGATTGATGACATAAAAGCGTTGGCGGAAGGTGTAACTCTGTATGCAATGCATGCTGGCGGCAATAACTGCACATTTTTGCTCGCAGATGGTGGACCCGGAGGAACAGTAGGCGCGTGGGGACCAGACACAACACAGGGCGAGAAAGATAGCGTTGAAGCTGAGTATCGACAGCTTGTATCTCTATTGGAGCCGACTGGTGACGTCGCCATTGGCTCGCTAACATTTAGAGATTATCAGGATAGCGTTGCAAATGCTCCAGATCCTGACGCGATCAGCTCAGGCTCAATGAATGACGGATTGATTGTTCCGCTTTGCCAAGAATTAACTCCGAAGTTTTTCATTGGCGGGCGTCCTGTACTTGACTTTTATTCTTTCGGGCGAGCTGACCCATCCATTTTAGATGCTGACAATGTTCACATGTACACTGATTATCTTTATGACCCAGTTAATGTAAATGTAGCAAGAGGGCCGGGCACTTCAACTATGCGACTGTATCTCATTAAGCAACTTGAAAGTATCGGGGCTATCTATCCGACTCCGTTTGATAATTCCATATACAAAAACAGGATTGCGATAAACGTCGGCGCTGCTGATGCGCTTGACGCAAAGCCAAGCTTGCAAACATGGGGTAACAATCTAACTGTAACGCCAAGCATGGATAGCACATTTTCTCTGCTATCTCACGCGAATCCAACAAGTCCCGGAGCCCAATCAGTGCGCATAGTATCGGGGCCGCTATTCGCTAGAACAAACTTAGACACTTCAGCTATAGAATGGGACGAGGGAATACAAGATCCAAATCTTCTATCTAACAGCGTCGGCTCAAATAACTTAATCTCATTCACGCTCAGCGATGTAGCTAGAAGTGGCAGGGTTTATGTCGCGGGCTTACACACAGTCGGATCTATAAATACAGGGCGACGCGCAGAGATAACAGTAATAGACAAGAATGGCTCTCACGTTAGCGAAATTGAAAACACGAGCATTGATATTACTGTAGCTGATTATGTCACAAGTCAAGATTACGAGCTTAACGCCGGGCAAGATTTGATAATTGAGGTTAGAAATGCTCCCGGCGCAGCTTATGGATATGTCGGTGGTGTTGTTATAGATGAGCATAAATAGCATTTAAATTCACAACGCGTTATACTCAAAGTGTCGCAGAATTAGAGGGCTGCGGCACTGGACGCGCGTCCTCCCTCCCTCTCTATACCCCTCTAATCGCCCTCTAGGTCCACAGATGGTTTTATTATGAGTATAAGAAACGAACTCTTAGAGCAAATACTTGCCGCTACCAATGGATTTGTTAAATCTGTTACTGGGTCTGATGTTGATAATACAGATCCCAAAAACCCAATCATAATTGAAAAGCAATTCTTCTTATCTACAACAATTTCAACTGTCAGCATTGGCACTGATCCAAACTCGCCCAGCTTTTTAACAGGAATGAGTATCGAATCATCGTCGTCAGGAATTGGCGCGATAGATGCAAATGGAGCGGTAAGGAATCTGTCTGGAAGAGAGATAGCTTCAATGGATGGCACTATATCATTTCAGCCGAATAAGTCCGGCGGTGGCACAACTACTGTCCACCTGTGGTCGGAAAGAAGCTCTGACGGCGTGGCTTGGACGCAAAATGCACAATCATTGAGAGTGCTTGAGATACCCAATAACGGCGAAACATTCAAAACCTCTCTGAGTAGTGTCACTGCGTGGTCTGATGGCGACTATTTGAGGTTTCGATTGTATAGCCCGTCTGGCGGCACTATTGATTTTTCATCGCCGACCGACACGGTTCTTGGCGGCGAGAATATAGTAGGGGCGTCTGTGGTTTGGGCTTTATCTGAGCACTAATAAGAGGGAAAGCAACATGGCAGCATTAACAAGAAACACATTTCCTGAGCAGGAAAACACAGCAACAAAATTAGACTTAAACTCGGGGCCGCACACGCTCGCATGGGTGACAGATAGCTATTTGGTATTTGAAAGTGCTGAAACTGGCTCGTTGACTATCAACGCAATCGGTGATGGTGTATCAACCGTTCCTTGCGTCGGATATGGCGATGTAGATGTGTCATTAGGATTCGATATCACGCTAACCGCAGGTGACACTGTGGTTGTGCCGCTAAGCGCTATCAGTGCGTTCTTGGGCGGAATGAAGAATAATGTCACTCTTACTGTTACCGGATCAACGGCGCCGTCACTGGCTTACGTGTACTGGTATTAACCTTCTCGATAATGGGCTTTTGTTATTCCTGAACTAAATGTTATAATATAACAGTTGGTTTAACATTTGCCCGGTTTCGAATTTAACATATCAAGTAAGGTGTTGAGATGGCTTTAATAATTGAGGATGGAACAGGCGTAGCAACTGCCGATTCATTTGTATCACTTGCTGATGCTCGCACATTTGCAGCTAATTACGGGTTGATTTTACCAACGGATGACACTGAGGCAGAAGTTAAATTGCGCCAGGGGTATCTAAATCTCCTTACTAATGAGCGATTACTTCAAGGCTCACGAAGCACCGAGACTCAAAACAACATCTATCCGAGAACTGGCGTTTATGATAACTGCAAGTTAGTTGATGATGATGTCATTCCAGAGTCAGTTAAGAATGCTCAAGTCTATGCGGCCGATTCAATAAATTCAGGAACATCAACGAATGGATCTAGCACGGGGCAAAACCTAAAGTCATTCAGTGTTGACGGGGTTTATTCAGAATCATATCAAGACGGATCATCACAAAGTACCAACGCAACTATACAGGGCGTGTACAACTCTTTATACCCGCTAACTAAGGCTGGCTTTAATTCATCACCTTGCGGCCCCAACGGTGGCAATGGCGGGCTTGTTCGTGATGACTACTTTTATGATGGTCGAGGTATCTGTTAATGGGTGCGTTCGATATTCAAGCGAAGGTTAAGTCAGGATTAGCAAAGGCTAAAGAAAAGGCTGGAGATAGCTCATCCCCTATTGTTTATCTATTGCGCACGACTGATGC